ATAAAATACTGGACCCATAAATACTGAACATTCTACTTGCTCACCTGTAAGACCATTATATAATAATTCATTTCCACTAGCTTCATATCCAAGTGATAATAATTTCTTTGATATATCATCTACATTCAAATCGCCAAAACTAGTTCCGTCTCCAAATAATCCTAATTCAACTAAAACCTTTCCTAAAAGTGTTTCTTTTAATTGTCCAATTGTCATACGAGATGGAATAGCATGTGGGTTGATAATAATATCTGGTTTAACACCATTACGATTAAATGGCATATCACACTCTGGAATAATATTACCAACAGTACCCTTCTGACCATGTCTTGAGCTAAATTTATCCCCAATTACTGGTTTTCTTAGAGCACGTAGGCGTACCTTTGCAAAAGTATAACCGTCTCCATTTCTATCAATATAATTCTTATCAACATATGTTTCTTCAACAGTTCTATAAATACGACTTAAGTCCTCATACTTAATAACCTTTGTATGATCATTTTTGTTCTCTTTAATTGGTGCTACCTTTGCAATAATAATATCTCGATTTTCAACAAGTGAATTCTCAGGCATAACACCCTTTGAATTTACTTTACTATAATTTCCAAATTTCATACCCTTGGTCTTTGAAGGATCTGGTTTACAACGAATTTCTTCATCGCCATTAATTTTTTGCTTATCTTCATCTTTTTCTGTGTGATAAATTGTTGTTTGAAATAATCCTCTATCAATTGAACCCTTATTGATAAGTACTGAATCTTCCTGATTATAACCAGTATGTGTCATAATTGCCACATTAATATTACAACCAGATGGTATTTGGTTCATCTTTATTAAGTTCATTACACGAGTATCAACTAATGGACGACAAGGATAATTTAGTACATAAGCTGTCTTATCCATTCTTTCATTATAATTAGTAGCATAAACACCCATTGCCTGTTTTGCTTGAGCCGATTGATATGTATTTCTGGGTGACTGGTTATTATCAGGAAATGGAATACAAGATGCAACTATACCAAATAATGTACTAGGATGAATTTCACAATGCGTGTATTTATAGAGTTTATCACTATTTATTGTATTTGTATTATCATATAATTCTCTAGGATGAGTAGCTATCATACTTAATCCTTGCTCTTCTGGATCAATATACTCTAAAACAGCATCTGAAATCTTGCAGTCTGTAAATAAATCATCCCAACTAATTTCATGTTTATTTAGTCCATTAATTATTTCTTTAGTTAATAGCAATTGATTATTTTTTACACGCAACAATGGCCTAGTAACACGACCACTATCATTACAAACACGTATTTCCTGATTTATATAATCAAATACAACTGATGTATAAATATTAATAATACCTTTGCATTTCATATCCTTAAGAAGCAAATATAATTGTAATGGTTCAGTCTTTGTTATTCCAACCCAAGAACCATTAATAAATACCTTTACCTTATCATGAACATCAATTGGTTTCAATTCATCTACTTGCTTGATATGAGGATTGATATATTCATATAAAGACATACTATTTGAATGAATAGTAATATGCGTCATATAACTCAAATTCTTTACAATACCAACAGAAGCGCCTTCAGGAGTTTCTGCAGGACATAAGAAGCCCCAAGATGTATTATGTAGCTTACGAGGAGGAATTAACTTACCACTTTTATCAGTTGGAGTAGATATTCTTCGCAAATGACTTAAACTAGATACATATGTTAGACGATTTAGAACCTGAGCAACACCGACTTTATTTGAATTGGTATGCTTAATACCAAAATCACCAGTAGCTAAGGCACGTTTAAACCCATTTTCAATAGTAGTTGATTTAACAATTTTATATATATTAGTTAAGTTAATGATATTCAAATAGTCTTCAGTTGATCTCCAAGAACCGGTATTAATTTCCTTGATAATTTGTTTTTCCATATCTTTTACCAGTTTGTTAAAATAGTTTCTGAACAAATTATTTAAAGAACTACCAGTCAAATCAACACGTTTGTTAATATATGAGTCGCGATCATCTGCTTTGATCCATTCAAAATTAGCCTTTAATAATTTATTTGCCATATATCCTAAGAAATAAATCTTTTGTTGAATAGTATGGCAATGAGGAAATAAATCATTTTGGAGGACATCTAATGCAAATTCATATTTCTTTTTTGAACCAGTATCTTTATCCATATTAATTGGAGTATAAATTACATAACTTGTAATATATCGAATACATTCTTCCTTTGTTAAATGCTTATTAGCCTCAATAATAGATGCCTGCAAATTATCTAGCATTTGCTTATATTTAGGAATATCTAAATCAAGCAAAATATATTCACAAATTTCCTTGTCAGAAATTACACCAAGAGCGCGAAATACAATAAATAATGGTATAGGCTGTTTTACACGAGGAATTTGAACACATATTGGCTTTCCAAAACCATTATTCTTAGATGAAATCATCATATTAATTTGTTTGGGAGAGATGCATTTAAAGTCAGGAACAGATTTAATTTCAGCACTCCAATCATATTTAGTATTATTCTTAGAAATATTGAAACAATATACGCGATTTTCAGCAGCACGTTCTTGTCCCAAAACAGTCTTTTCTGAACCATTAATAATAAAATATCCTCCAGTATCATAACGGCATTCACCAGTATGTTGATTATCTACATATTTATATTGATTTAGTACGCAAATATTTGATTTTAACATAATTGGCAGCTTTCCAATATGAATTTTTGGAAGCGTTTTATATGATGTAGTAGTGTTTGATAATAATTCACCATTTCGAATAATATATTTGATATTAATATCAATTGTCATTGCTGATGCGTATGTAAAATTTCGTAAGCGTGCTTCTTGTGGAAACATTAATTTAATCGCACCATTGTTTTCATGAATTTGAGGACGGTAAATATGAAAATTCTCAAAAGTAATAAACATTTCAAGAGCATATTTACCAGAAACAGGGTCATAGTCATTTTCTGAACGGATATGAACTGGATTAAACATTTCTATAGTTTTAATAATTTGATATCCAACAAAATTATTATATGATTCCAATTGGTGACGAACTAGTCGTTCCAAATGTTGATCTCTAAAATAAGAATCAATAATAGACCATGGTGTTTCAATATATGGGTCTACAGAACTTTTAGAATTTAAATCCAAGCCCTTAGAATTTAAATCTAACTTATTATCTTCCTTATATTCAATATTCTTATTATTTTTACTCATTGTTTTACTCATTGTTTTATTCATTAATGAAGTATTTGTTGGTTTTGTATTTGATATTAATAAATTCATTCTTAGGGCTAAATTATTTTTCAATTTATTTTTAAGTAGTTTTATAAACTATAATTATTATATTTATTTCTAAGCAAAAAGATATAGATATAATGTATTTTATTATAGTAATTAGATGACCAAAGTAAATAAAAAATATAAATTTAAATCATCAACTGATGTAAATAATTATAATAATTTTCTATTAAATTTGGATACTAAAAATCAAAATAAAAATGTAAATACAAATTCTTTTTCAGAATATATAAATCAGTTGAATAAAACTTATGAATATATGTGTGGTCCTGTTATATGTGGTCCTATTTTAAATATAGAAGATCCAAATCAATATACTGATGTAAATATGAGTACTTCGTTATCCAAAGGTACTTCGTTATCCAAAGGTACTTCGTTATCCAAAGGTACTTCGTTATCCAAAGGTACTTCGTTATCCAAAGGTACTTCGTTATCCAAAGAAGAAAAAACAATATGTGATATTTTAAATTCATTTAAAAATGTTAATTCTAAAATTAATTCAAAAATAGCAGACGAAAAACCAGATATAGAACCAATGATTAAGCGTCATATTAAAATTAATGCTGAGATTAATAATATTTCTGATTTATTAAGTTTAATTGACTCATATCCCGATAATAAAGATACAAAATACAATATAAATATGAAAGCACTACATAAAATTAAAGAACCATTAACTGATTTAAACAATATGATTGGTATGAAAAATTTAAAAGAAAATATTGTTGACCAAATTTTATTTTATATTCAAAATTTACATAAACAACCAGATAATAAGACAAAAACCAATACAGATTTTATGCATACTGTCATTTATGGACCACCTGGCACTGGAAAAACAGAAATTGCCAAAATTATGGGACAAATATTTTCCAAAATTGGTATTCTTAAAAAAGGTACATTTAAAAAGGTTACTCGTAGTGATTTGATTGCTGGATATCTTGGTCAGACCGCAATTAAAACAAATGATGTTATAAAGGAATGTTTGGGTGGTGTATTATTTATAGATGAAGCATATTCATTAGGTAGTTCAGAGAAACGTGATTCATTTTCTAAAGAATGTATTGATACTTTATGTGAAGCACTAAGTGATCATAAAGATAATTTAATGGTAATTATAGCTGGATATGAAAATGAATTAACAGAATGTTTTTTTAATAATAATCAAGGTCTTAATTCTCGATTTACATGGCGTTTTAAAACTGATGACTATTCAGCAGAAGATTTGTATAATATTTTTACAAAGAAGGTAAAAAACGCAGGGTGGGATTTTTTAGATGGAGGAGAAACAAATATTACAGTAAAATGGTTTGAGAAAAATAAAAGTTCATTTCCGTTTTATGGCAGAGATATTGAAACATTATTTGCTAAGGTTAAAATAGCACATTCTAGACGAGTATTTTGCTTAGATGAAGAGTTTAAGACAAAGCTCACAATAAAAGATATGGATAAAGGGTTTGAAATATTTTTAAAGAATGACACAAATGAAAATAGTAAGAAGACAAATATGAAGAAAGTAATATCAAGTATGTATATTTAAATTTTATAAATTATAATATGTTTAAAATTATTTTTGAAAATATTTTTAAATAATAACAATAATGTCTACAAAAAAAACAATACAAATAAATCCAGAATTATTTAAAATGTCTGGAAATAAGACAAGAAAAGTAAGAGAAAAAAAAGAGCTTGTTATAGCTCCAATTGTTAGTCCAAATAATTTAAAGAATAAATTATTAAAACGTATTAAGGAACATAAGAATAGTGAAATATCAGGTCAACTAAGATCCAATAATAAAAAAACAGAAACAAGCACTCCAAATATAACCTATAGCGACGAGTTTCATGATGCTCTTAATTATTTATCTGATTTGTCTAAAAATAAGAAGCGTGAAAGACAAGCACCAGTGCATAATCGAACATTAAAAACTCCTAATTTTACAAGTAATATTGTTCCTAATTATAATACAAATAATATAATTACACCAACTACAAATGCTAATATATATATGTCTTCATTAAGCACTCCTGTAGCAAGTGCGTCTAGTTTATCGTCAACACCAATTACAGCATCGCCATATGTTTCGCTAGAATTGCCAAGTGAACTACAAGAGCCAACTGCTCTTACACAAATTGCTACACCAATGCCAATAAGTAATGACATAATGAATATGAAATATAAACCTGTTCCTGATGTACCATATGGTTGTTTAAAAGGCGGTTCAAAACCATTATACAGATCTTGGATACAAACACGTAAAAATATAGATTTACCTGATATTTTCAATGTTAATACACCTCCTATAAATATTAATGCACGACCACCAACTCCCCCTAAAAAAAATACTTTTGTTGATAATACTAGCCCACAATTATTAAATACTGGATTAAGTCAGGGTCCAGTACTTTTGTCAAGAGAACAGCGATTGGAGCAAATTAAGAATAAATTAAAAAAAATTCAAGAACAAGAAAATGGTCATAAACCAGAAGTCCAGAGTTTAGCAAAGAATTTAGCTATTTTAGAGCCATTTTCACAGATAGAACCTGTAATAGAAAGCTTACCATCATTAGATGATAATATAAATACTAAAATAGAAACTGTTATTGCTGATATAAATCCTACTTTAATACCTGAAAAGAAGGAACCTGAAATGAAAAAATATATTAAACGTACAATTAGGCGTAAATTTACA